ATTAAAGGTGGAATACCCACCTTTAGGCTATTTAGCGTACCTATCATATAAGGTAATACTTATGCACATTTGCAATTTGGCTCCTCAACAAGGAGTCTCGAAAGGCCGTTCAAAGAACGAACCTTTTCATCGTCGTAGGTCTGCCGCTTCAAAGGCAGAGGCAACATTTCAAAAAAAGACGCGACGCAAAGCGCTGAAAGATAAAAACTTCAGTGAATTGCATCAGAAGACACAAAGATCAATTAAAGAAACGAAGCAAATTCTGCAACGTAATATATCAATTGATCCGTATGTTTTCTTGAGCGAACTTAAAGAATGTAAGCCTAACACCATACCTAATACACCGTATCACTTTAAATGGACATACTTACTTGATGAAATAATGAGTAAGTACCCACATAATGACACGGGCGTGACACCTGAAGATCGTTCTATTCTAGCAATTAAAAAGATGCTTGATAGCGATCACCGTTGCACTCTCATAAATGAGAATGGCTTCGGTTTGGGTGAGTTCTGTAATATTGAAACTATGCGGGTCTTACGACTTGCACGGCATCATGTACACAGAATTTTAGGGGAGTTTTCTAATGATATTTATAAGAATGCGCGCTTCACTGGCGGATCGAGTGTTTTATTTTCGAAACGCTACGGTGATGCATTTTATAAATATAACAGCGATGAGCTCTCGGTAACACCGAGAGCACGTAGACATGTTGAAGCTCTTATTGATTGTACGCCTATATGGCGTCAACTAAGAGGGGCTCGCAGACTTACGTGTGTCCTGGGTGACCAGGTATGTACTGTCGATAAAAACGCGAGCATTGATCGTGCTATACGAAAACAGCCAGAGGGCAATTTGCTCCTTCAGCTCTGTATAGGCACTCATATGCGCCAGAGACTTTTAATTGAAGGCGTTGATCTTAAGGATCAAAGCATTAATCAATTTTGGGCTCATAAAGGATCAATTGATGGTAGCGTTGCTACTATTGATTGGACTTCTGCTAGTGATAGCATAAGTCATCTCCTTGTCTTCTTACTCACACCTGATAGATGGTATGAGGAGATGGACATGGCACGCTGTTCCCGCGGAACTTTACCTTCAGGTGCTGTATGCAACTGGGGTGGATTTTCTGCAATGGGGAACGGCTTCACGTTTGAACTCGAATCGATCATTTTCTATTCTATTGCACTAGCGTGCACAGAAATGAAAAATGGCGATGTTAACCAATGTAGTATTTACGGGGATGATACAATTTGTCCTTCTGAAGTTGCTCCATTTTTAATGGACGTTATGGATAACCTTGGGTTTAAACCAAATGTATCTAAAACATTCAGCTCAGGTCCCTTTAGGGAATCATGTGGTAAACACTATTATAACGGAATTGATGTGACACCCTTTTATATTAGGGATCATATCGATAGCCATTCGCGTGTCTGTTGGTTACTAAATAGACTTCGTGCATGGGCTGACGACGGTAATGGTGTATGCGACCCGTCTGTATATAAGCTTTGGCTTAAATATAGACGTTTGCACATACCAGCGTCACTACTCGGCGGATGTAACCTTGATGAGGTTATATACGTATGTAGTCCTGATACTCCTCGATTGAAAATAACAGTAATGCAACCGACTCGTCCAATTGACGGGGTAGCAGCATTATTACGTTCGTTTCAATCAATAAGTGATGGATCAGCTGTTAGAGTGGAATGTAAGACAATCATGGAGGATAAAATCCGCCATAATCGTTTTTTTCGATTTATCGAGCAC